TCATGTTCAAGCAGTTAAACTTCTTGATGGTGATAACTACTACGATCTTGATCAACCTCTCCAAGAACTAGCGTTCTCATGGCTCAGGGTACACCCTACAATCGCAAGCTCTTATCAAGCTTGGGAACGTGGTGAATTTCCTGCTGACACACAGTTTTATGTAGTAGATGATGAAATAGAAAATGCAATCGTCTTCAAGAAAAAGCAAATCATTAACAAAGCAATTGCCAAATTTGATGGAATGACTCCTGAGAAGAAGCGTAAAGTTGCTCGTTTGTTAGGCTTGCCTGTTACAGACAATACTAAAGAAGAAGTTGTATACAACCTTGTTGATAATGTCATTAAAGAGACAGAATTCAAAACAGGTAAATTCCAAGGTCTTTCTACAGTTGAAGTGTTCAACCGCTTTGCTGACATGAAAGAAAATTTGCTCCATATTAAAGATCTTGTTAGACAAGCAATTAGTCATTCTATATATAGGGTTAAACCTAATGGACGAATTTACGAAGGGGAATACGAAGTGGCAATTGATGATGAGGAGTTGGTAAAGTTCCTTGCTGATGAAGATAATCAAGATGAGCTACTCACTCTTGAGCAAAAATTAAAAACTAAGAAACTAGCATCTGTATGATACCTGTAGATAGTTTATTGTATAAAATTGATCAGAAACTAAATAAACTATCAACTAACGAGCATCAACAGATTCAACTTGAAGATAAAATCCTAGCCTTGAATGAGGCTCAGATAAAGCTGATAAAGCAAAAGGTTGATGGGTTTAGTGTAGTGAGTGGTCTTGGAATGGATTCTTTTAAGAAACGTTATGAAGACCTTCAGAGTTTGGTAGTAAATTATGCTCATCAACCTCTGAATCTAACTCTAAAGAACACACAGCTAAATCAGTGGTTTGCATACATACATGAGCTAGAGCCCAAGTATATGTTCTACATTGATAGTTATATACTTGCTGATAAAGGAAGGTGTAAGAATAGAACAATATGGATCAATAGAGATCTTGCAAAACATGGTGACTTGTCACTTCTTTTGAACAACGATCACTATAAACCATCTTTCGAATATCAAGAAACGTTTAATTTCATATCATCTGACGAAATCTCTATATTCACAGATGGTACGTTTACACCAAGTAAAATCTACATATCATACATGCGCTATCCTGTTTATATCAATAAAGAAGGATATGTAATGTTAGATGGAAAAGATTCGTACAATCAAGATTGCGAACTAGAAACCTATCTCGAAGATGAACTTCTAGACTTAACAGTTCAAAACTTGGCAATGTACACTGAAAATGCATCCGCTGTGCAGAGTGCACAGTATAGGATACAAACAAATGAATAGTTTTTTCATTAATTTAAAATAAAACAAAATGGCAGATTTTTCTCTAACTACGTTATTCGTAGTGCCAGTTGGCAGTACAATTGCTAGCGCTGACTCTACGCAAGACTTGACCCCTGGAAAAGTGGGCTTCTTCAAGTCTGATTACACTGTTGCCAATGTTGGTAACATTGCTGCATCTCCTTATTTCTATGTAGCTCAAGGTAGGACTAACACCTATCTCCAAGGTTCTAAGCGTTCTGACAAAATCAAAGGATGTCCTAGTGGATCTGGTTGTAACTCTAATGTTACTGAGTGGTACAAAGTTAACGGTTGCCCTGTTCCTCAAGTTCAGATCACTGAAGTTGATAACTGGAATGTAAAGTGTGGTGACGTTGTTACTATCACTCTCCGTGCTCATTCTTCTTATGTTGACACCTTGTATTTTAATGGTTTCACTCGTAGCGTGACTATTCAAGCTCCTTGTTGTGAGTGTGGTGCAGATCCTTGTACTGAAGTTGATTACGAAGCTCTTGTTGATCAGTTCATTGCTGCTTTTGAAGCTTCTGCTCCTGGTAACAATCCTGACAACATTTCTTTCAACACCTTCTATGAGTTTTCTCAACCTACTCCTGGTGTATTGCAAATTGAAGCAAAGCCTTTGACCAAATATGGTCAGCCTTGTGATGTTGCAGCGTTCCCTTTTGAATATGACAGATTGTACTTCCGTACGTTTGTTTATTCTGGTCCTGCTACCACTGCTGACTTTATTGTTGCTGATGCTTGTAACATTGTTGCTGAAGCTACAGTTGTTCAAACTTCTAACTATGCATCAGGTACTTCTGATGAAATCCTTCAGTTGGAGAAGAACTACTACAGCTATCAAGCTGGTTACCTGAAGCATCTCTACAGGATGGCTGGTTACAATCAAAACTTTGAATCTTGGGTTTCTGCAGGTACAACTTATGATACCTACTACATCAAGTTCAATACTTATGAGAAATCAGCATATCAGTGGGGTGATTACATTCACGAAGATAGCATGGTGATCATTGCTGTTCCTCAAGGTTCTGCTGCTGCTGTATCAGTTAGCGCAATCCTTACAGCTGGTCTGGGTGCTCCTGAAGATAAGAGTGCTTGTTTGACTACTACTACTAGCACAAGCACAACTGCAGCTCCTTAGTAGAATAAAGCAAATCATATAACCTGTGCCTGAGGGTGAGAGAGGATATTCTCAAGTCCTCGGGCACATTTATTTTAAATAACATGGCTAACGTATTAGATATATTAGTTATTGACACACACAATGTTCTCACGCTAGGTATAGCTGATTCATCTGTTTATGATAGTACACCAACATCACCAACAATTGAAATTACAGTTCCTGGTTTTCCTTCTATATCACTTCCTTTTGTTCCAAACGATTTTAATTTGTTCAATTCTACAATATTAGGATTGTCTGCTGTTGGTCAACCACTGCAACCACTTCCTGATGGAATTTACTATTTGACATATACAGTTGCTCCTGCACTTACAAACTATGTCAATAAGACAATCATGCGTGTTGAACAGATACAGGAAAAGTTTGATAGTGCATTTATGAAACTTGATATGATGCAGTGTGATCTTGCCATTAAGCAACAATCAAGAGTTGAGCTTGATAGTATTTACTATTTTATACAAGGATCAATTGCAGCAGCAAACAATTGTGCTGTAGAGACATCTAATAAATTATACATGCAAGCAAACTTAATGCTTGATAATTTTATAAAGAACAACTGTGGTTGTTCTGGAACCAACTATCTTGTTAATTTTAGATAAACATATTTTATGGCACAATGTAGAAATTGTGGAGCAAAATTTGGATGTGGCTGTCAGCTAACCAACGGTTTATGTGGAGCTTGTAATGCTGCAATTAAAAAAGGTATTAAAAAATTCAAAGATGTTATATCCAAGATTAGTAAACTGTACTGATTGTACAACAGAGCAAGCGCTCATTGCTGATATTGACTGTAGGCTAACAGAGTTATCTAACAATCAATATAATAACATCGTATTCATTCTCAATCTTCCATTCCCTAGAACAGTGATTGGAGATCTTCTGAATTATAAAAGAATATTAATAAACAAACTTTGTAATCCAGAATATGCAGCTTGTTATACAGTTGCAATGATAGCTAGTAGAGTTAAACTTCTAATTCATAAATAATTATAAAATGAGTTGTAATAATTGTTATAACGGGTGTGTAGAAACCACGTCTGATAAATGTGTAAGGTATACAGGAAATGCTGTTGAAGATTTAAACATTGAATCTGGCGACAGTCTTTATGTTGTTGAACAAGCATTGATTGATGCTGTAGTTTCTTTTCTTGATGGAACAGGAATAGACATTACAATTGACCCAGCTGCATATTGTGATCTTGTAGTAGACTATTTACCTACATGTAAACCTATTTGTTCTCCTCCCACAGCTGTAGAGCTTTTCGAAGCTCTTGTTAAAGCTGCTTGTGATCTCCAAGGACAAGTAGATGCTGTTGTTGCAGATGTTGCTGTAATAGAAGCAAATTACACAATAGATTGTCTTACAGGCGTAACAGCTTCTTCAGGAACACATGCTGTTCTTCAGGCAGTTATTACAAAACTTTGTGATCTTGGTGTAGACCTTGCAGCACTTGCTCTTGATGTAGATACAAACTATGTTAAGCTGTCTGATCTTGATACTCTTATACAAGCATATCTTGATAGTACAGGATCATCATCAGAATATTATAACAAGATGGTTCCATACACAGCTGTAGAGTATTATGGATCTCTTTCTAACTTTGATGGTACAGGTGCAGGTCTTGGAGATTGGGTGAATATCTATTTGTGTAATGGTCAGAATGGTACACCAGATAAACGTGGTAGGGTTCCAGTTGGTGCAATACAACTTGTTCCTGGAGGTACTTTAAATGCTGCAGTTAATCCTGCAACTCCTGGTAATCCTAACTATGCTCTAGGAGATGTATCTGGTGCTAATACAATTACACTTGATGCTACACAGATTCCTTCACATACACATATTCCCACTGTTACAGACACTCACTACCACTATCAATTTGCAAATTCTGTTAACACTACAGATATTGTTGTAGATTCATCTAACCAAGTTGCAAGGGCTCTTAATTTAAGTCCTTCTTCTAATTTAGAATATACAATGAATGCTAGTGTATTCCCTGCCACCATTGGTAAAACTGGAGGCACTCAGGGAACGCTTGCTGTTAGTAACAGTAATACTGGTGGAGGATTAGCTCACGCTAACATTCAACCTGTTCTTGCTTGTTATTATATTATGTACATCCCATAAACTTATTTATATGTCGTGTGTTCCTGGAATGCCTTGTTATGAGAATACAGTAGCAGTGTATACAACATATCCTGCAGGATGCTTCCCTCCTGTGTTTCAGGGATATCCAATTGATACTGATCATATTATATACACAGGTCCAAACCTTCCTTGCTCAGGTATTTCAAATAATGATTTTCTTACAGTTGCTCTTCAGAAAATAGATACTAAGATTTGTCCTGCACAACTTGTAGACACAATTCTTAGTGTACTAGAAACTGATGCAGTTGCTCGTGCTAGATTTTGTGGACTAGTGGCTGGTTGTTAACAATATTAAAAACCCTGTTTTGTTGGTTTTACAGGGTGGCTTCCCCTGCCCTTTCTAGGGTGGGGGTTTTTTAATTATATCAGTTAACCAATATAACCATCTACGTTAAAATAATTTGGTATATTTCAAATTTGTTCCTACCTTTACCTCAATTTAACCAAAGTTTTCATAAATGGCTGATAATCAATATCTTCTCAACCAGTTACAGCAACTATTGAGTTGGAAAAAGAGCAAGAAGTTTTATGCAGAAAAGCTTGGAATAGGAGAAGAAGAAGTGGAGAGTCTGCTTAGAGAAATCAAAGAATCAAAAGAAGCTATTAGAACTGAAGCAGAAACATCTGATTATATTGGTCTTCTTGAGGATGCTGTGGTTAAATATGAAGAAGATCTTGCTAGGGGTGTAGGAGAAGTGATTTTTAATTCTGCAGAAGAGATTAGATCTCTAGATGAATTGATAGCTAAATGTAAGATTGATACAGAGAAGTGGGAAATAACTAAATACGTTCAGAACTATTGGGGAAATAGTAAGACACCTCATTGGCAGGTTAAAGCTTGGATGGCTAAGAAATCTACTGAGCAACTATTTCAAGATTCATTTGTTGAGTTTCTCAAAGAATACCAACCCACATCCAAAGAAATACCAACTCCTAGACAAAACACTGATAAGTCTTTAGGATGTTTGATTATCAATAAACAAGACTCCCATCTAAATAAATTTGATGTAGATGGCAACAATGATATAAACAAAAGGTTCTCTAATATTCTAAACAAAGTGGAGACCATTGTGAACCAAGCTAGCTTGTCAAATTACATGGACAGTGTGATTTACATTATAGGTTCTGATGAATTCAATAGTGAGTTCACAGGAACTACAACTAAAGGAACTCCACAACAGAACATTCTCACCTATCACGATTCTTTCGAGAAGATTTGTAATCATGAGATAGAAATGATTACAATGCTTCTTCAGAAGACAGATAATGTACAAGTTGTCTATGTAGCTGGGAATCATGATGAGTTTGTAGGATGGCATATGATTACTTGGTTAGCTGCATATTTTAAAAGTAACTTGAGAGTTACGTTTGATTGTTCTCCTAAATATAGAAAGTATGTAAGTTATGGAGAAACAGCAATGATGTTTAATCATGGAGATGCTATGAAGCCTGCAAAGCTTGCTAGCATATTTCCAATAGAATTTAGAGAAGAATGGTCAAACAACAAGAACTTCTATATATTCACTGGAGACAAGCATCATGAAATAAGCATTGACTTTGGTGGAATTAAGTTTTATCAAATACCTGCCTTTTCAAATGCTAAGAGTTCTTGGGATGAGAAGAATGGTTACACAGGCGTAAGAGCTGAAGTTACAGGATTCCTTATAGATTTTGAACAAGGAATGACTAACATATTCAAACAATATTTATAATGTCAACATTAAGAAAATTAGTTTCAGATGTACGTGGTATGCACAAGTTGCTTTCCACTGACTCTCTCATTACTGATAGAGTGATTGCTTCTGAGATTAAAAATAATTCACTTCTTCTTATTAAGAGAGAAACTAATCTCAGAAAACTCTGGGCTACGGACACTCTTTTTACAACATTACCATGTCTTGAAATGATACAAGTTTCTATTTCAGAATGTTGTGATTATGTAGACCCTTGTTCAATTTCAAGAAGTAAGTATAAACTGCCTCGTATATCTGAAGGAAATTATCAATATATTATTCAGGGTGTTTATTCAATAAACGCAATGAGTGGTCAAGGAAAGAAGCTTAAAGAGATTACAGTCAATAGATATATAAATCTCCTAAAGCTTCCTATCATCAAGAACGAAGAATACTATTGGATTCAGAATGAGTATTTGTATGTAAACAATCAATATCTGAGAGCAATCAGAATATCTGCATTGTTTGAAACAGATGTTCCAAATGAGCTTCTCTATCCAGAGTGTTGTTGCGGTGAGGACATTGTTGTAGAAGACTATTGTAAGAACCCCCTTGACAAACCATATGGTCTTCCTGGATATTTACAAACACAAGTGTTAGAGCTCACTACCAAAAAACTATTGTCTACTTATTTCTCAATTAAAACAGATCTTACAGATGATGGTTTGGACGGACAAGCTCCAAACGTTAAACCAACTAGTTAATGAGGACAAAGATAGACTGGAGGTCAGCAAGCAAAGAAAACTACAATAACTTCTGCAAGAAGCATCCAGAGATCAAACTAAGCTTTGATGATTGGAAAGATATAATATATACATTTAACGAAGCATTTAGAAATTACATTCTTGAGACAGGAAATAGAGAAAAGCTCCCATATGGATTTGGAGAGTTCTCTATTGTAAAGAAGAAGAGAAGAAAGAAAAAAGGACTCAATGATGAGTTTGTTAATCTTCCTGTAGACTGGCAAAAGACTAAACAGAAAGGTAAGATTATCTACAATTTCAACTACCACACAGAAGGATACTTTTTTGGATGGATGTGGTTTAAAGAAACAGTGAGAATTAAAGGTACAGACTTTTGGTATTTTAAACCATCAAGAGTTACATCAAGAATGCTTGCGCACTACATCAAAGCTGATGAAAAATATCAGCACATCTATAGAGAATGGAAAAAATAAACAAATGAGCTACTATTACAAATATAATTTCGTAAGTCCTGAACCTGTCTTCTCTATCATCAAAGAGGAACTTAAATCCTATTTTGATACAGGAGCAGTGGATGATTTGTTGTTTCCTACATACACTGATAAGTGTCTTAAGAAACTTGGACGATCTTCTTATGAGATTCAAGAAACCTATCTTGATGTTTGTGATTTTGAAGCAAGGCTCCCAGATAACTTTTTTGCTGTAAGGGAAGCATGGATGTGTACATCTGTAGATGCACGACCTTATCAATCAGCAAACTCCTTTTATTCTCAAGCTGCATCAGAGACAACAATTCAAGTTAGTCCTATTATATCTGGAGGAACTCCATGTAACAATGCAGGATGTACAGATCCTCAGTGTGATGGTCTTAGTTGTCTTCCTGTATTGATACAAGCTGTCTATAAAACAAACAATGCAATCAATCGTTCTGTACAAAGACAATATCTACTTAAGCCAGGAAACATTTCTGTAAAGGCACATTGTTCTTTGGATTGTGCAAATATTGGTAGTTCTGCTGCTGATAGTTTTGACATTAGAGATAATAAGTTTGTAACAAACTTTAGAAATGGTGTTGTTCATTTGGTATTCTATGCATATGAGTATGATGCAGTTGGTAATCAAATGATTCCAGATAACTATCGTATTAGAGAATTCATCGAAGCGTTCATTAAATATAAAGTGTTTGAAACTCTGAGCAATCAGATCAATGATGAGACATTTAATCAGATTCAACAGAAGATGGTTAACTATAAACAACTTGCTGATGAGGCGTTCATCATGGCTGATATTGAGATTAAGAAGCAAGACGTATATGCTAAGCAGAATAGAATAGTTCAAGATTTGAATAGGTTTAATAAGTACGAACTACCTAATAGAACTAACAGGTACGGTTGGAGAAGAAACGGATAACTTATATAAATTACAATGGCTGATCAACAACAATCAAATATAATTCAGGAGAACAATGTTGCTCGAACTGGACTTAACATGGACCAAACGGTCAATCAAGTTGAGAAAGGTAAGCTTACGTATGCCCTGAATGCTGCTGTAGAAAACTTTGATGCTAGTTCTGTCAACTATCAGAATGAGCCAGGTAATGAATTGTGTCTGAACTTTCCCCAAGAGTATCATTTAATTGGTACACATCATATTGTTGAACAAGCCAAACATATATTCTTTCTCACCAATCCTAACACAGGAGCTTCTGAGATTGGATATATGGATAATAATGATTGTGTTTATAAAACACTAATCAGCGCACTATGTCTCAATTTTAACATCAATCATCCAATCCACAAGTCTGTACACAAGATAACGAACTGCTCTACAGAAATATATTGGACAGATGGATTTAATTCTAGGAGATATATTGATCTTGACAATCTACCTTACAAAATTCAACCAGGCACTGATGTTTGTGAAAACCAAACAACCACTGAAATAGATTGTAACAAACTAAACATTCAGCCAGACTTTAACATTCCTGAACTTGAGGTGGTGGAAGTTATTAATGGGGGAAATTTAATTGCAGGAACATATCAATTTGCCATCCAATATTGTGATGCTAATGGAGGTGCTTACACATCGTATTATTCTGTAACCAATCCTACACCAATTGCAAATCCTCAGTTTACAACTGCTGATTTTAACTATCCTGTAGGAAGATCTATTGTATTAAACATTACTAACATAGATGCAACTGGTTATTATAAGTATTACAATGTTGCAGTGATAAAAACTGTAAATGCTATTACATCTGTAGAACTTGTCGGAACTTATTTTATAGATGATTCTGTTAATCAAATAACCTACAGTGGTCAGAACGTAACACAGATTAGACTGACAATTAATGATATATTTGAGAAGTTTCCTTATTATGAAATAGCTCAAGACTTAACAGCTGTACAAGATATTCTTGTTTGGGACAATCTTACATCTATAGATAGAATAAACTATCAGCAGATTGCTAATCAGATAAGTCTTAAATGGCAAACTTATAAACTCCCTGCAAATGAAGATTATGCAGATGAGTTAAATGCAACCAATCTCAGAGGTTATCTCAGAGATGAAGTGTATGCATTTGAAATTGTGTTTCTTCTTAGAAACGGTAAGCAAACAGATGGTTTTCATATTCCTGGTAGAGAAATATCTTTCACTGAACTTATACAACCAGATGTTCCTAACACCAATGCTGATTTTATAGAAACTGGCACAAGTGCTCCTTATTGGAAAATATATAATACAGCTTCTGTAATTGGACCAGCTGTAGGAGATAATATTGGAAACGCTACACCATACCAGTATGGTGAGTTTGCATATTGGGAATCTACAGAAGTATATCCATGTAATGAAAATGTTTGGGGAACTCTTGCCAATCAACCTATTAGGCATCATAAGTTTCCTGATGTTCTTGTAAGTCCTATATTTGAAAGTGGGACACCTACAATCAACTTTGATGGCACATATGCAAATTTGAAAATGGAGAATGCTTCTGTCTATCCAATAGGAGTAAAGATGGACATTTCTCAAGTGTATGCATCTATAGTAACATCTAGTCTTACACAAGATCAGAAAGATAGCATTGTTGGATTTAAAATAGTTAGAGGAAACAGAAATACAAATTCATCTATTGTTGCAAAAGGAATTCTTAGAAACATTGGTGAGTATGAAAGAGAAGGAACTTCTTTTTATTTTCCTAACTATCCATATAATGATCTTAGAAAAGATCCTTTTCTATTACAAGAGAACAATGCATTTGATGCTGTATGTAGAGAATATCAAGTAACAGTCACTGCTTCTGGTGACCTTAATTATTACAGTTGTGATACAGGATTACTAGTGATTGATGCTGTTACACTTGGA